GCCCAAACCGCAGGTGATGCAGGACGCGGGGCAAGCGCGGCTCTACCGGATTGGGTTTAGCCCCGACGACATGGAGCTTCTGCCGTCGATGCAGCAGGCGGCCCGTGAGGTGGCGACGGGGATGGGCGTTGCGCCTGAGCTTTTGGGCGAACCTGAGAACAAGGTGTATGACAACGTAAAGCAGGCGCGGCAGGCGCTGTACACCGAGACAGCAATCCCGATGGCCGAAAAAATCTGCGGGGAACTCACGCACTGGCTTGGCCCGCAGTTTGATTTTTCGCAGGAGCGACGGTTTTTCTTTAATACAGAAGAGATTCACGCCCTACAGGGCGATCCTGCCCGGAAGCGCGAACTGGACTTGCGTGAGCTTGAGTCTGGCGCAATTACGATTAACGAATATCGAGAGCGCCAGGGCAAAGAGCCAAAAGACGGGGCTGATGTTCTCCTGGTCCCGAAGTCCAAACAGCCGCTCGCCGTTGCACGCTCATCAGATGCAGGGCAGCCGCAATGATGGCACGATTGACAGCAGCAGGGGAAGCGTTCTGATATTCAGAGATGGAACTGAGTGGACTGTTCGTGCAGATCCTCATATGATCCCGACTTAAAGACATGGACATCTTCCTTGCCCTGAACGCCGCAGTTTGTGCCATCATGGTTCTGGGCTTTTCTTATGGAGCCTCCCGTGAAGATGGAGGGTGGTTCTCTCTTGGGCTTGCGGTTGTTTTCACTGCACTCACCTTCTTCTCTATCTACTATATCTGATGGTTGGCTTAGATGTGACTGTAGTGCCGGGCTGGGCGTTTGCGGCGGGCCTCGCAGAGGTTGAGCGTGCGCGAGAGCTCCATGGCAAGTCCCCGGCATGGATGTCGATTTCTGTTTGCGCCGCCTCCTACGCACATGCCCACGACCAGTGATGAGCTGCTGCCCCGCCGAAAGCACAAAGGGCTTCTCCTCTCTGACCGCAGAGACAAAAGCTGAGGAGCGCCTCGCGGCGCGGACGCCCTATGTAGAGCCTCGCACACGTGCGGCAGAGGCGCTTTTGCAGAGCATCACAGAGGATGTTGTCCAAAGGCTTCGAAACGGGACGCTGCCAGAGTTCGCGCCGAGTGTCGTGCGTAACGAAGTTCAAAGGAATCGGGAGGAGGTAAGAGAATACTTGCGCGAAACGTATGAGCAGGTGGGGCGCCGCTTTGCCGCTGACACCCAGTCTCGCATCGAGGAACGCACCGGGCAAGAGGCCCCGCAAGACGCAGGCGATCAATGGACGGAGGCATTGGGCGATCTCTTCGTGGCTGGGGTTGTGGCAGGAATTGTATTCGCGATTCTTTCACAGCTGCAGTCAAACATCTTGGCTGTAATTACTGTTGCGCAGGATGATGGGCTTGGGATCAGTGGGATTGCGTCCCGGCTTGAGAGGCGCATGGGGCCAAAGAACAAGCAGCAAGCGGCCCTGGTAGCAAGGACCGCAATCACAACAGCTTCAAACAGGGCAGATTTGTTTGCCGCAAAGCGATTCCCCGCCACACTGCGCAAGCAGTGGGTCGATTCGGACGATGACCGCGTGCGGCTCTCTCACGAGGTGGTAGATGGCAACGAGTCAAACTTAGGGGAACCGTTCGTTTGGTTCAGCCCGAACAGTGGTCGACGAGTCCGTGCGCAGTATCCTGGAGACCCGCAACTCCCATTGCCTGATCTTCTCAATTGTCGTTGCATAATGGTCTTTATTCCAGCATGAACCATAGAACTGAATATGTGGCGCTACTACAAGAGCAGCATAGTCAATTTCTTGAGAGCATAAACAAGGCGGTGAGCGAGGATACTGCCTGAGATCCCCAAAAGTGCGCTATCGTGCCCGGTGAGGAACCGCATCTAAAGCGGGACGCCTTTAAGAACAAGACAGACTTTGTGATACAGGTATCGGCGGTTTGTGAATACGGTACGGGCTTTACAAGCCTCCCCTGTTCAAAACAGGATCTTGCAAGCCTGGAAGATATGAAGCACATTCCCGAAATGTTTGTTAGATCATTTCAGCGTCTTAAAGAAAGAAGAGCTCAAGAGGTCAGCGATGAGGAGCCGAACCAGTATCGGAACGGCCCGCGGCGGTTCATAGAGTCTTTGCCATCACCACAAGTGAAAGCGCAGTGAGCAATAACCCACGCGTAGAGAAAGAGCACTTGGAGCTGTTTCTTGCCGCAGCGAAAGAGGTTTTGCGGGAGAAAGGGGAGGTGCGGTTATACTTGCGCGACGATGGGGAGATTGCATACAGGCTCATCCAGACTTCCCCTCCCGTGACAGCAGATGACCTCTGAGGACTGGCTTTACACACTTACTGATGATGATGCCCGGCTTGCGTCTAAGCTGTCAGTGCAACGCGACGAAGGCAAGCCTGATACTGCGCATAAGGGATCTATCTCTGAGGATGAATCCAGGCGCAAACACTTGGAGGGCTTAAAGGGGGAAATTGCAGTAGCCCGCACTTTTGGGTTAGAGGTGGATTCAGTGCAACGCGGGGCTGGGGACAACGGGTATGACTTTCAAACCAAGATTGGGCTCCGGATTGAGGTCAAGCACAGGACCGAGCCGGACCGCGATTTTGCGTTGAAAGGCGAGACGCTGCACTCCTTTGTCGCAGATGTAGGGGTCCTTACTTGGGAAGAAGCCCCTCGCCGTGTTCGACTTGTAGGATGGACAACCCCAGCCGCACTTGTTGCACGTGGAACAACGGAGACGTGGCCGGGGTGCGGCAAAAAGCTGTTTGTGAAACATGAGGACCTTTTTAGCATGAATGATTTTGTGAGGGTGTTCTCGCCAAAGTGCTGAGAAGCCTGTAGTATCATCTGGAACATGATTTGGCGACCCTTAGTTGCACACATAAGCGATCCTAAGCGGTAGGGTCGCCCACTTTTTTCTTAATGGTTGCCTGCCTGTTGGACATCGGGCGGCTCTGGCTTTAGCCGGGGCCGCCCTGTTTTCTTGATATGCAAAAATCACCGTACACTAAGGTTGCAGCCCCAGACTTTACAGGGACAGAGTCCTTGTCCCCGGAATGGGCCGATGGGGAGTGGGGCAGACCTGCATTGTCGGACCATCCTGAATACGAGCAAGGGACCGACTTTCAAGATGGGTCTCAGCGAAAGCGAGACGCCGTCGCTTCTCGATTTATTGATGGCGATCCAGATGCGCAAACGTACTCGGACCAACGTTATCCGGTTGTGAATCCAGCAACGGGCAGGCTCAACCGGAACGGCGTGGCGGCAGCCAAGGCGCGTGCCAGCGCGCAGGGAGACAATAGGGTGTTGGGGGTCGCTCAGGATTTGTGGAACGAAAACTTTGACATGGAGGAGGCGGCACTTGACCAGCTATCGGCTCTTTTAAAAGCTCGTAGCGACGAAGAGTGGGCAGGGCTGCGCGATCCTGGCGAAGAGAAAACCGACTTCCCAGAAGAGGGAGACGATGAAACGCCCATCCTTAGAAACTCAAAGTACGATACGCCGGACTACGACTTCGTTGCCAGCGTGAAAGAGAACAATCCCGAGGCGTGGGACCTTGGGGGCAATCAACGAGGCAACGACGCCTTCGAGATGTGGACTCGCTTCCGCGACGGGGAGAGGTCAGATGCGGTTGAAGGTTGGGTATATGTCCGGGAAAACTGGGCCGCCCGACACAGCGAAGATGGCTCCCAGTTTAACGACGACGACAGGCCGACTCCGGTGCCGTCCAATGTTGGTGGCGTGATGGCTCAACTCAAATGGGGTGTTGTCCCGCAGGGCCGGGGGACACTTTCTGAGCAACAGCAAACCGATATTATCTTAGCTGTCATCAAGACCCTTGAGGGCAGAGACGATAACTCTTTCGATGTGCGTAGGTCCATCAAAGAGCTGTTGGCAGGGATGAAGAACGAAGACTCGATTACAGAAAATGTTGAGACAGGGCTAAGGAATAAGGTTGAGGAGCATAATGAAGAGCATGGGGACACAGAAAAGCATCGGGTGACATACCGGATGCTGAAGAATGTGTTCAGGCGCGGGATTGGTGCGTACAGGACAAACCCTGGCTCTGTGAGGGAGAACGTACAATCTGAAGAGCAATGGGCGTACGCTCGCGTGAACAGCTTCCTCTATGCAGTGCGCAATGAGAACTTTGAGGGCGGGGAGCATGACCGTGACCTTATGCCAGATGGGCACCCACTTAAAAGCGAAAACAGCTCATATAGACAAGAAAGTAAAATGGATCTGCCACAAGAACAGCCGTTTGCGCTTCGGGGAATGGAGACAAACATGGAAGAGTCTGGAGTCTTCTACCCCCTCTACCACAATAAGGAGCTTGCTATGATTGCAAGCTACAATGGCGAGGTGCATATGCACGAGTTTGAGGGCGTTGACAAAACCCTATTCATGCCCGATGGCCCCCAGAACCATGCCGTTGACGATGCGCCAGATGGGATGCCCATGGCGGACATGATGAAGGCTTACGATGGCGATGAAATGGAGGAGGAAGAGGAAGAGGGAGACTCAATGATGAAATCGGCACAGGGTGGTAGGCGCACTGCTTCCTCCAAGATAAAGGGGCTTGATGTAAAGTCCGATAACGACTCTGATTTCATTTTTACCGGGTACGGTGCCATCTTCGGGAACAAAGATCGTGGGGGCGACATTTTGCAGAAAGGAGCTTTCAAGCAGACGATCAATCGGAATTCAGGAAAGTTCCCGCTCGTGACAGATCATGAGTTGAAGATGCGGTCTCGAATCGGCTTTGTAGAAGCGTCGGAAGACCGTAACGGGGTAAAGGTAGAAGCGCATGTAAACACAGAGAAGCAAATTGGCCGCGAGGTAGCATCAGACATCCGACAGGCCAAAGAGCACGGCTTGGAGATTGGCATGAGCTTTGGGTATGAGGTCAAGCAGGATGAGTACGACAAAGAAAAGAGCGCACGCATCTTGAAGGAGGTGAGGGTGCATGAATTCTCATTGACGCAGATCCCGATGAATCCGAAGGCAGGGGTGACAGGGATCAAGTCACTTTTGAAAGACGAAGGCGCACTCCAAGAACTCGCACGGAAGATCGCGCCCATGCTGTCAGACGATGAGCGGCTCATTACCGACATCAAGCAGGCAGTATCCGGTGACGATTCCGCCCCGGGTCCGGCAGAAAGCCCACTCGGCGCAGAGTTCGTAAGTGATATTCAATCTCTCACGAACGAACTCTAAACGAAAACCAATGTCTCAAGACACCAACTACGCCAAGGAGACGAAGGCGGCTTTTAACGAACTGAAAGAGGCGGTCCGCAACAAGAACGAAGAGATTGACACTCTCAAAACG